TGGTGAACCTTCAAACGAAGCTGAATACCAACAAAACGTCAAATACGTTTCTGGTTCAGATGCGAATGGCACAGCTATCTTTAGTGATACGCAACCTTATACTTGGTCACAAGTAAATGCTAAGAAGTCTGCATTACAGACACAGTATGACAATGATGCGTATAAGAGAGATAGAAAAGCAGCGTATCCTGAGATTGGTGAACAGTTAGACAAGTTATGGCATGATATAAATAATGGCACACTTACAACAAGTGGTGATTTTTATACTGCGATAAATACTGTTAAGACTGATAATCCGAAGCCTACAGAATAAATAAATGGCCAGAACTAAGAAAAAAGCTGTTGGTACGCCAAGAGGTACAACAGACCTTTTAGTTCAAATGATGAATGATATGAACGCTAAACTTCATACTATTCATAAAGAAGTCACAAGAAATTCAAAAGACATTGAAAATGTAAAACAAGAAATTGCCTTTGGTAGAGGTGGGGTTAAAGTTTTAATTTGGGTATCAGGTTTCATCACAACTTTACTAGCAATTTTTGCTTGGTTTAAAGATGGAACAACTAATTGATAAAGTTGCATTTCTTTTACTGCCAGTAAACTTCAATCAAATTTTTGGGTACTGTGTATGGTACTGGATAATGCTTACTGCAATATTAATATTTGTATTAAGAAAAAAATAATGGACTGGAAAGACTTCAAAAGAATTGTTGCTGAAGCTGTTAGCAATAGGCACAAAAAAAATTTATCAGTCTATAGTTATAAAAATCGTCAGAGTAGACCCAGAGTTAAAAAAGACATTTTAAGAGACAAATAAATGAGATGGTTAGCTAGAATTGCTCTTACAATAGTAAGTAGATGGGAAAATAAATTATGGAGATATTTGTATATGAGAAAAGGTAAAAGAAATGGCAGATGAAAAATTAAAAGAATTACATGAAGCATTAGCAAAAGTTTTACTTGAAAGAGTAAGAGATGAAGATGCAAAAGCTTCAGACCTGAATGTGGCTCGTCAATTTTTAAAAGATAACTCAATAGATGCAATACCAGCTCAAGGAAGCCCACTTGCAGATTTAATTAAAGAGCTACCATTTAATGAAGACAAAAAACCACTCATCAAAAATTAACGATTTTAGGAACTTTTTATTCCTTACTTGGAAACATTTAAGATTACCTAATCCAACACCTGTTCAATATTCCATTGCGGATTTTTTACAGAACGCTGGTCAAAGAACAATTATCAGTGCTTTTAGAGGAGTAGGTAAGTCTTGGATAACAGCTTGTTATGTTCTTTATAGATTATATCAAAATCCTAATATTAATATACTTGTCGTTTCTGCTTCTAAAAATAGGGCTGACGATTTTAGTACATTTTGTTTAAGATTACTTTCTGAAATGCCTTTGTTGCAGCATCTGTATCCCAGAGATGACCAAAGACAAAGTAAGATAAGTTTTGATGTAGCTCCAGCTCAAGCATCACAACAACCTTCTGTTAAATCTTTAGGTATCACTTCACAGCTTACAGGAAGTAGGGCTGACGTAATTATTGGTGATGACATAGAGAGCAGTGGTAATACTCAAACACAATTTATGAGAGATAAGCTGTCTGAAGGTATTAAAGAGTTTGAAGCTATTATTAAACCACAAGAGACAAGTAAAATAATATTTTTAGGAACACCTCAATCGGAGCAAACTATTTATAATAGATTACAAGAAAGAGGTTATAAGATTAGATACTGGCCTTCAAGGTATCCTAGTGAGAAACAGTTAAAAACTTACGGTTCAGCCTTAGCTCCTGAGATTAATAATACTTGGGAAACAGATTTAATTGGTAAACCTACAGACCCAGATAGATTTAGTGAGAAAGACCTTTTAGAAAGAGAAGCGTCTTATGGAAGACTGGGTTTTAACATGCAGTTTCAATTAGACTGTAGTCTTTCAGATATTGATAGGTTTCCATTAAAATTAGCTGACCTGAGTGTTATGTCATTAAATCCTGACAATGCCCCAGAGAAAATTGTATGGGCATCTAGTCCTGACTTAAAATATAATGACCTACCATGTGTAGGTTTGCAAGGAGACAGTTTTTACAGGCCGATGCAAACACAAGGTACTTGGCTTCCTTATACTGGCTGCGTCATGGCAATTGACCCAGCAGGTAGAAGTGGAAAAGATGAAACTGCTTATGCTGTCACTAAATTTTTAAATGGTAATATTTATCTTTTAGATGTTGGTGGATTTAATGCAGGTTACACTGACTATGTTTTAGATAAGCTTGTAAAAGTTGCAAAGAAACATGAAGTTAAGAAAATATTAGTAGAAGAAAACTTTGGTCAAGGTATGTTTGAAGCTCTACTTAAACCATACCTTATAAAGAACTATCCATGCTCCACAGAGCTTATTAGACAGACTTCTAACAAGCATAGAAGGATATTAGACACGATAGAGCCTCTAATGTCTCAACATAGGCTTATTGTGTGTCCTAGCGTCATTAAGAAGGATTATGAAGAGACTAATGCTCTATATCCTCAAGAGACAGCTTTAAGATACCAATTGTTCTATCAGATGAGTAGATTGCAAAAAGGAGCTAATACACTCAGCCATGATGACCGTATAGATGCATTACAGATGGCTTGTCATTATTGGATTAAGCAGCTTTCTAAAGACCAAGACTTAGCTATGAAGACTAGAAAAGATGAAATGCTAAGAATGGAGCTAGAGAAATACTTTGGTGTTCCTGAGCAAAACTCTTGGATAAAGCTATAGTTATTAAAAGGGATAACCAATTAGGTGACACTCTTGGATAGATAGCTGATAAGTACCACTTTAAGACATACCTACCTACTTACACATAGGTGACACTATTAGATATAACTATAGTTAAACTATAGATAAACTATAACTGTTTAAATAAGACAGTAGTAAGGAGTAACTATATTAAAACTTTATGAGTAACAAAGTGATATACCTCAAGTCTCTATTTGGGAAACTTAAGGAAGACAATAAGGTTCAAGATATGATTACTGATTGTATCTCTAATGCTTATGGTTATGTACCTAAAGAAGCTGAATACAGCTCTGATGAGGTTGGTAGAATGTTCATTATGGATAATGCTAAAGATTTTCTAGAGTATGCTATAGATTATTCAGTCGCTGATAAGTTCTACGACTATCAATAAAATAATTTGGTAAAAAAATCTGACAACCTTACGTATGTATATAAAAAATTTTTTACCCCCTACCACCCATTAAAATATTTTTATGGGGTACTGGTAGGTTATAAACAACAAATGCAACACATGTTGCACACAAAGACACAATTACTTTTTAGTACCAACAATAATCGCTAGTTTCACAAACTAGTATTTACATAAATTTTTTTGATTTTTTTAAAATTCAACTTGCACGATTAAAATTTTTTTATTAATCGTATGTTTGTTATTATCTGTTTTACATCATGCGAAAAATAAAACTTAAAGAACAAGCTAAAAAACAAAAAGAAGCAATTAATAAAGAAGTAATCAGGTTGCACAATAAAGCCAACACATTACGTAAATCACCATTTACAGGTGAGCAATTAGCAAAGCATTTAAACTTTTTACTTAAAAAAGAACAACTGGCAATGTCCAAGCTTTTTGGTGACACATTTAAAGCAATGGAAGCTGCTAAAAAAGTTACGCAACCTATTAAACTTCAGCAAGATGTAACGGAAGGACATGGAATTAGAAGTTACATTGATAGGCATAAACTTAAAGATGTTTTTGAATTTGCAGAGCATTATTTAAAACATCAAGAACCTCATAATTTTGATTATGTTGTAAATGGTTACTCTGATGTCTCAGCTTTAGCTGCAAGTGTTGGTATACAACCTAAAACTTTATTTGATGATTTATGTAAAATTATTAAACAAAGACAAACTAGATTAAAAAAGAATAAACTTACTCAAAACTTCTACGCTGTATGTGAGCTTGTAGACCACTATGACAAAAACCAAAAGAAGAGTACAAGATACTCTGTATCTCAATTAGCTAAGTCTAAGTATTTTAAAGATTGGTGTATTAGGCATGATGTAGACTTTGGTTCAACTTCAAAAAAACCAGAGAATAGACTGTTAGAAATTTGGCCAGTATTTATCAAAATAGCTGATGCTAAAATGATGCAATATGAAAAAACTGTTGCTGAAGTAGAAGCTGATTTTGCTTACCATGAGCTTGAAAATTCTTACAAAAAATGAAGCTCTTTGAAGTAGTTATTGTTGAACCAAATAAAATTACAAAAGGCACATTTACTGAAGATGCATTGGAAAAAATGGTAAAGCATGTGAATGTCAATTTAGCTATCTCAAAGAAGCAGCATACCTGTGCCATGATTAATGCACAAACAGGTGAAAGCTCTACAGTACACATAAAATTGTTAGATTAGTTCCCAAACCTACTGCGGGAAAATTCGGTTTCCCAAAGGGTGTTCGGGAATTTGTTTTATGCTTTAAGCTCTCTTGAAGGCGGCAGTTTTTTTTTGTTTATTGTTAAGGCTGCCGTCTTCCTAATTTTACATAGGAGAGAAAAAAATGACAAAAGAAAAAACAAACCCAGTTCATACTGTGGTTTTAAAACCTAATGAAATTTCAAAAGATATTTCATTCGATGTCTGGGAAACAGATGTTAAGGAAGTAAGAATACAGCTCAATCCGAAGTACGATAAAACTAAGATTGAAGTAACTAAAAGAATATTTGAAGGTGATATTATCACCCAAATATCATGGAATGGTAAAGACTTAAAAAACAAGTCAATTGCCACTGAAAGCGTAAGAAACATGTACGGCAAAAATAAAGAAGAATATGATTTTTCGCTGGGTTGGAAATACGCAGTTAAAGATAAACATAGGAAAAAAATAACATGCAAATCCAAGTAGTAGATTACATTGGAGACTTTGGCCATGCGATACCAATTACTGAAAAAAGTAAATTGGTTGATGCCTTAAAATCGGCAACGGAAGGTCTTAAAGTTAACCATGAAGTAATCGTATACGAACAACCAGAAGATTTAATTTAATCTTATGATTGTA